CGTCGTGGTTCTCTTCATCCCGTACATTTGAGATGAGTATTTCTCTGGCGACTTCTGGTACTTCAGTGGTAAGAGCATCAGTGATGAAGTCCCCCACAGGTAGTTCCATGTGCCGAAGAGCAAGGGCACGGTACAGAGTCTCCTCCGCACCCTCCTTGCAAGCTCCGGCGTCTGTTTGGACTGGTGTCCATTTGCGCTTCCGCGCCATTAGTTTTTGATAAGGATTCATTCCTGGCAATCACATTGTGGTTCATTAAGAATGTCCTCCAGATAATTTTCAATGTCGTCGTCTTTCAATGCAGCGTACGCATCAGATTTATCTTGTACATCTCCCATGACTTGGAGGCTGTAGTAGAGGCTCGTTTGTGGGGACCGAAGCCACTCTTCGATAAAGGCGTTGTCGTACGTGACAACATCACTCCAACTGTTGAAGCTATACCCATGAAGAAGCCCTGTGTCGCTAAGCATCGTCATCAGACCGTCAGCTACACGCTTGTAAGCGTCCCAGCCGACTTCTGATGCAATCTCAACGTCACCGTAATCATATGTTTGTACCCCGAACGTGCCGCTGTCACGGTCCACTGTCCGGCTGATAGGTGGTGCAATCTCTGGAGTTGCAGTAAACCCATCAAGATCTTTGCTTCTATAACTGCAGCTAGCAGTCGGTGCAATAGCAAAGGCTCGCACCATGTTATGGCTACGTGCAATAGCAGCAGCTTCTGTAATACCAGTTTTGAACTGACTGGCCAAAGCAAAGGCAGGTGTCTGTACGACATCACCACCATTTACTTGATCCAATGCAACACCAAACTGTTCGTAAGTTATTCCGTACCGCCGTAGGAGATTGGCAAGTCCAAGCATCCCGAGGCCGACTTGTCTGTCTGTGACGCTAGGGAGATATTCCCCTGAAGCGCCGACACCAGTTCGACCATGTAGTGTGCACAGTTCTTGCATCCCTTCACGGAAAGCTCTTGGAATGTTGTCAAATTCACAGGCAGAGAGATTGACATGCTGCAAGAGGCATGTTCCTCTGGAAGGCAAGTACACTTCAAGACAAACGTTCCCATAGATTCGATTTCCTTGTAGATCATGACGAATTTTGTTTAACCAGATATCACCAGATTTGATTCCAAACAGCAGTTCTTCTTTGAACTCGCATGCTTCCCACATCTCTGGTGTGATGTTGATGCAACGTTTGACCCAAGGAAACTCACTACGTGGTGTAGTGATGAACTCCAAAGCGTCGGGATGATCCGCCGAAAGATGCAAAACGCAAGCACCATTCCGGTACGTTCCGCCTCTACGAAGTATCTCGTTCAGTGTTGAGTAGATCCGCCCGAATGAGACTGGACCTGATGCAACGAGGACATCATTTCCCTTACGAGATTCAGTTCCTTTGGGTCTGAGTTTTGACAGGTGGATAGCGCAACCCGCTCCATTTCTAAGAGCATGTGACGCAAAACGCCAGCTCGCCTCGATTCCATTGCTTCCCTCCATTTCGTCTTCAACGACGAAGACAGTGCATGAGACTGGAAGCCGTGACTCAGGGTTATCGAGCCACGATTGTACACGTCCAGTACGTGAGATAAGTGATGTGGTCATTATTAAACTAGGTCTGTAAGTGTTGGTGGCTTGTAGTTAGGTCCCTTCAGCACCTTGCCGTCTGCTCTGTAGATAGGTTTGCCATCTTCACCAAGCTTGGACATGTTTGAGTTGTACACACGGCGCATGGCCTCATCAAGATCCCACTCCTGTGATGCAGCCATCTGGTAGCAGACAAACACTAGGTCTGCCAGCTCTTTCAACTGATCACACTCATCTTCAAAGTAAAAGGCTTCGTGGAACTCACTCCACTCTTCATCGATCAATGCCTTCTGTACTTTACGTGCCTCGTCACCAGTCTGATTTAGGGAATAGGCTTGCCGGAATCGATCCGCTTGATCCATCAAGCTCTGACTCTGCATATGCGTGCTGTAACTCATTTTGTAAATAGTGGATTGCTTTTTTTAGATCTTCTTCTTTGCTGTCCTTCCAGCCTGCTCGGCAGATGTACTTAACAGCACAGCCCAGGTGGTAGTTCAGGTCTTGGTCTCTGATGAAGTCCCAGACTTCTATAGAACCTCTGGTGTAGTAGGCGGGTGAATAGGCCATTCTTTAACTAGGTTTGATACGGTATTACAAAGAACAAAGTTCTGATGTTGTAAGGAAGTAAGGATAGTAATTAAATCTTCTTTGTCTGCCTTTGGTAGCAGGTCATCAAGTCTTCTCATCTTGAACTGCTGTTCCATAGTCAACTCGGTAACCGGGGGTGGGGGTCCAAGGAATGACTCGTTTATTGATAGGGTCATAGTCAGTACAGGTAAGAATGCGTGCAAGGCGTGCGTTCAACAGTGCGACATCTTCATCGAGTTCTTTCTCGGCAAACGCATCGACGACTGTCTCCCAGGTGTATCCGTTTTCTTCAAACAAACTGACAGCACGCTTGACTCCGTAGCCAGGTACGCCGGAGTAACCATCGGTCTGGTCCCCTGCGATTGTCTGGATTAGATGCCATCGAGCACCTTCTACAGGATCAATCAACGTCGTCTCTTTCATGTCATATACCCTGCCAGGAATTTGTTTTAGATCCTTGTCAGGTGAGCAGATGATGTTGCCTGGATGAGCCGTGGCGTAGATGCCCATAGCATCATCAGCTTCTAGCTCGTCCATCATCTCTACTTGGTAGTGTTTACCAAGCTCTCTGATGACGCGTTTGTATCCGCAGGGCTTCTTTCTATTTCGATGGCCCTTGTATTCCGGGTAAATTTTTTTCCTAAAATTCCTAGAGTCACTGAAGAACAGTACCACTTCTGGTATGTCCCACATAAACTGAGCTTGAATTCTAGTGATGTCCTTACAGACATTTTTATAAGCTTCGGAAAACTTACTGACAACAGTGATTACATCATCACCCCAGTCAATCTCATCTTCAGCTCCTGCGCAGCCTTTATAGACAATGTAGTCTGCATCAATCAGAAGTTTCACGTTGCTTCTCCTGATACCACGCAAGAAACTCATCACATTTTTCTCGGCGTCGTTCACCAAGATATGGATAAAAATCAGAGACGATTTTAAAAATTAGATCACGCTTGCCGGTGCTAGTTTCGTAGCACTGTTTGTAATGGTCTGGTTTTGTGTTCTGCCAAGCGTGTACTTTCAATCCATACATACTGGCGAAGTGCATGACAACATCAGGATCAGTCATTTTCAATTGAAGAGCCCACTGTCCATCAGGTTTATTTCTGAGACAACCTTCACCTTCATACAAACCAGCAGCCCAAGCCACTTCATTTTCATCAATGTACTTCTGCCCAATTTCTTCCCTGCTTTGCTTCAGCCGCGATTGGGATTCTGAGGTTGTAGTACTCTCCAGCTTCTGCTGCTGAATATACCAAGGATGCACAAAGATCTTCTGCGTGCTCGGGAGCACATTCGTACTGTAATTCGTCATGTATAAATGCGAGCTGTGATGCACACAGCCCAGTGGATTTAATAGTTTCGTTGTTAATAACCATCCAACGCTTCGCTACAACTGCCGCCGATGACTGCAGAAGATAATTCAAAGCCTTGTGAGGACTGTCTACTTTGATTGGTCTTTTATCAATGCTTACAAGAAACCCTTTCTCCGTAGCTTTCTTTTTAACTGCTTCCAATAATTGCGACAGTCCATCAATAGCGTTGACAAACGCTTCTCTAATTTCTTTGCCTTTTTTTGCAGCTTGTTTTTCACTTAATTGGGAGTCATAGGAAAGACCAATTTTGGTGTTTCCGGCTCCATAAATGAAGGCATAGCTAATGGTTTTGACTTGTCTCCGAGTAACCCCGATGGCGTCGGCATTAACTTGGTGAATGTCTCCATTGAGGAGGATATCTGCATAACGCCCGCCATCAAAGTTAGCAAGGTAATGAGCGAGCATGCGAAGTTCGATGCCAGCAAGATCAGCACCAACCATGAGTTGGCCTGGGGTTGCTTGGAAGAGTTCTCTAAATTCATGTTCACTTGGCGTTTGAGAAAGATTCGGTTTACGGTGGCTGCATCTATGTGTGTTCGTGCCCACACTTGCATGATGATGTATCCGGTTAGCATTCGTACATAGCCTCAGCCATGCGTTCACGCCTTCGGAGATCATCCCCAATTTCTTCGTAATATCGAGACATGTCAGAAACTGCAGCGAAATTTCTGTCCCTATCTCTTTGAGTATTACTTCGTCGATGATCGGCTTCTCTGTTTTCTTTGCGAACTGAGTTGGTTTCCAATCGTAGTGTGTCTGTAGAATCCATGAGATATGATCTCGACTCGTAGGGTTAGTTTCCTTTAGACGGGTAAAGGTACATCCTTCAATGTATCCAGATGTTTTGTTATTTCGTTTAGGAGTAAACTCCGGTCCTGCAACGAAAGGGTGCCGGTCGCGTAATAACTTACAAGTTTGTTCAAGTTCTGTTCTGAGAGACGATGCAAGTTTCCATGCAGCGCGTTCATCAAAATACCATCCATGTATTTCTTGTTGTGTAAGTATCTTCGCGACCTCATGTTCTAGTAACACCCACTGAGGTATCGATGGAAGTGGTCGCATAGTTTGGTGGTAACTTTTACGTCTTGGGCGCAGTAAATCTCCATTTCTGGTGACCAGCTTTGCCAGTCAGTTGTTTTGCCGAATTCCCCTTTGTACTCTTTTAATCTGTAGCCGTAGCTTTCAAGTGAGTGGCGGCCATACAACCGACTAGGCATAGGTTGGACGTTTCTTTTCCTGTCAATCTCCATCATGTCTGTGTGATACAAACGTGACAGAAGAAGTGTGTCTATGACTAGTGCTTTTGGATCAAACCAGGGATAGATTTTATGTAAACAGGGTAGGTCAAAGCCCAGCACATTATGCCCGACAATAACATCAGCATCCTCCAATCTTTGAACGCCACGAACAATCGGCTCTTCATTGCCTTGATCGTTGTAATGCACTGTCTGGTCAGCATCACTGTCGTAGATAACAAGACAGTGGACCTGGGTAACATCATCAAGTAGTCCGTTTGTCTCTAGGTCGAATACCAGCATTATTCCAGTGGTAGGTTTTATCTACAAACTGAGCTTTCTGTACTGCTTCAGGTGTAGGTGGATTAGGTCGTTTCAAATAAGCATCCTGTTCAGCTTTAAAAATCTGACGTTGGATCGAATTCGGGCTCTGCTTCAGTTTCATTAAATTTACAAGTATCAAGGTCGTATATCAGTTGGCAAGCTTCACCAACTTCGCCTGAATAGCGATTCTTAAGTACTCGCACTGTTGTAGCATTCCGATCAGAATCACTCTGTTGGTCGCGTTCGAGTGCGATAACTGCGTCGCTAAGTTGGCCAATGCTTCTGCTTCCTCTAAGAGATCGGAGTTGTACACGTCCACCCTCTTCGTGTGATTGTCCATTTGGCGGTGTAGTTGTATGGCAAACAAGAAACATTGCTATGCCTGTGCGTTCAACCAATGAGCGAAGTTTGGTCATCGTGCGGTCAATCATCAGGCGCTCATCACCTTCAAGACCGGACAACAAAATGCTCAAGTGATCTAGGAAGATGACCTTTGTTTCCAGGCCAGCTGCCATGTATTCAATGCGGTTATAAATGTGGTCGGGGTCAAAAGACCCGAAGCCATCGAAGAGATGTAAGTTCCAGTTAGCAATTGTGCTATCAAAGATCTCAACTAACTCGCTTCGTTGTTGTTCTCCGAGGTGTAAAGGTTTTCGAGCTGCGACCGACATGAGGCCGAGTGCTGTTCGTCGATTAGATTCTTCAAGACCCAGGTACCCACACCGCTCGCCTTTGTTGAGAAGGTCAGTACATATTTCTCTGAGAAAGGAGCTTTTTCCGATCCCAGAGCCTGCAGTAATCGTGACAAGCTCTCCATACCTGATCCCGTGTAACTTGTGTTGTAAACCTTGGAAGGTGTAGTCATGGTCTGCTGGTGGTGATGGTGTGGTAACGAGATCAAGAAGGGACTTGGCATCAACGATGCCGTCAGGTTGGTATTGGGTATGGTCGAAGTTATGTACAGCTCTGATTGCTTCACTATCTCCAGCCTGTAGAGCCTCTGAGGCATCTTTGTAGTCCTCTAGAAAGCCGATGAAAGCCTTGCCAGGTGGTAACACACTGGCTGCTTCTTTAGCGCCCTTGTGGCCCGCTTCATCGTTATCAAAAAAGATCACTACTTTGTCGTAGTAGTTGATCCATTCGTAATTGTTTTGGAAAGCTTTCTTAGCTGACGGTGCTCCATTTGGTATAGAAACTACATCCCAATTAGGTTGTGCTTCCCAGACAGACATGGCGTCCATCTCACCTTCAGTAATGACAAGCTTGTTTGTCTTGTTTGTGGTCTTGTGACGGAAGTTCTGCATACCGAAAAGGGTTTTGACCTCTCCTTCACAGCGAAACTCTTTGTCTTTAGTTCTTACTTTTGCCCCAACAGCCTTGCCATCACTGTCGAAATAATAGTGCCGTAGGAGACCGTTACCGTCTTTGTAGGTTTTGAAGTGTTCACAAGTTTTCTCTGAAATTCCTCTGGCTTGCAGTCTTCCGGCTGATCCTTGAAGTTGTACATGATGCACGTGATGATTGTGACAAACGGTGGAGTCAGCAAATGTGTGATAACCACACTTGTGACAATGTTGGTGGCCGTCTGAATACTCGCTATTAGCGTCAGACGAGCCACATTCAGGACACGGTATGTGCCTTACAAATTCAGACTCAAGTGAGCCATTTGATTGGTATGCTTGCAAAAGAACACCAGGGTATGTTTAATTTTTCGCAGTATTTAGCGTAAGTAGTCTTTGATTTCTTGCTGATCGTATTGAAGGGTGCCTGAAACACCATGCGAAGATCAAGTTCAGGATGTTGTTGTTTGACTGTCTTAATCTTGCGCCTGTCTGCTGCATCCCAATATCCTTTGCACTCTAGAATTACGCCGTTAGGAAGTACGAAATCAGGAGTATAGATATGAGATATAACATAATCGACTTTGGTAGATTCATATTCGTATTTGACACCCAGATCAACGAGCAGGTCAGCAACCCGCTCTTCAAGACCTGAGCGAAACGCCATCAGTCATCGATTCCTTTTTCGATGATCTCGCCAACGATCTCACTGATTGCATTACGCATCTCATATTTGAAATCATTGCGGTCTGCCTTGTAACGAGTAGCAGTCAGCTCAGGCAGGTTCACGGTCAATGTGCCTTTGTACAGCCCAGTGGCTGCATCTTTTTCTACGTTGAATTCAACCATCAGAAATCATCCTCATCGGGTTCGGAATCAGCAGGAATGACATTGGGCTCTGACTGCTTGAAACCTTGAGTCGTTCCAAACAAGGCAGCTGCATCATCAGTAGACATGTCACCAATATCAACACCAGCTCCACTACTTAGTGAAACCAATTGAATTGCCTTGAGTTTGAGGGATGTACCGTAAGCATCACCAAAGACATAAGGTTTTTGGTAAAAGGCCAGCTTGACCTTGGAACCACTACGAATATCCAAGAGTTCAGTGACTGGTGTACCTTCAGTGTCGACAATGGGTGGCTTAAGGTCTTCTTTCCAACTGAACTTGACCTTATAACGGCCACTACTTACCTCTTCCCATGGCTCTGGCTTCAAAACAGTTCGTTTTGGATTCTTCAGTTTCGACTCAGCCCACTTCAGGGCTTCAACGCGGTCTTCTTCAAGACGGTCAACCAAGGTCTGATCGATGATTGCATGGAGAGAAAATCCATGCTGTGAAGGTGTCATGACAGCCTGATATCCATCAAGGACAACAGGTTGTTCGGTTACGTAGGTGTTTCTTGACATTAACAGAAAAAATAGGTGGATTCAATTACCGACTCAGGATTAAGAGTGCCGATAATAGGTGGATCAGATTCAGCTCCGATCTGTTCAGCCCATGACTTCAAGTAGTCATGTTCCGCAAATAAGTGCATGTATGTCTCACGAACAAGGGTTGAAAGAATAGACATGTCAGTAGCACGACATAGAACCGAGTCGTGTATGAGGGCCAGCGGAGCGTTGAAGCGTAATGCAGATAAGTGGAGTAGAGAGGCATCTAGGGAGTGAATAATGTTGGGTGCAGTTGCATTTTTATGGTGTGATTTATCTACTTGATTCTTATCACCAGTAGCAACAAATATGTTGCAGTTACCTAGAAGTTGCAATTGAATTCTTTCAACTTGTTTCTTCATCAGCCTTTGTGTGACAACAAACCCAGATGGTGTGACCCATGTGAGTTCTTTCACACCTCTGTCAATGGCCTTGCCGACCTCTGACTCAATCCATTTCATGACCCTCATGGGGCCAGGAAAGATCTCATCCATTGCAGCCCTGACAGCTTTGACAATTTCTGTCAACTCTTCATTACTTACTTCAACCTCTTTGTCCTTTAAAGCTTCACGAATATATCCACGATTGCTATAAGGTTTGGCATTATATGGAATCGTAAGACAGGTGCGTTTTGTACATTTCCTATCCCAATAAGGCTTGACCTTATCAGGAATAGAGTCAGTACATGCTTCAGCCACAACTTTGTATGCATCCTGTGGTTTATCACTTGGAAGCACATTCACATAAGCAGCAGTAGAAGCGTCACGGGCGAGACCAGCCAAAACTTGAAGGCCAGATGCAGTGGCATCAATGGCTACTGGCAGGTTTGTATAGTTTCTATCGCACAAAATACAGGTGTGATAGAACTCCTCACATGCTGCTAGGAATTGCCAAGGCTCGTCCATACCTTCCCAAGTGGAAAGGTTTCCGATGGGGTCAGTAGCAACAGCCTCGATGAGCCAAAGGTTCTCTTTGACCCATTTTTGTCTGTCCTCCATGGTGTCTTTATCCAGACCTGCGGTCGTGCTGACCTGAAAGGCCAGCCATTGTTCTGCATCAAATGTCATCAATGCTTGTTGATGAAATTTCAGCAGTGATTTACCAAAGTCAGTATCTTGTGGTGTCAAGAATGCAGGGATTGGATATGCTCTACCCCTATAATCTAGGCTCCAGGGACAATGGAACTTCTCATACTTTTCAAATACATCAACAGCATTCATTGTCATCCGTGTACGACACGAACGTTTGAACTGCTGTGCATTGACATTCATCACCTCTGCAGCACGTCTCCTGTAGTCCTTGCGGGACTCCGCATTGTCTGCGATATCTACAGGCTTTGGTGGCAGTGGTGTTTCAACAACAGGGATGAACTTGCCAACCGCAATACCCCTTTCTTGCAACGTCCTTGCAACGTCAACAATGAAGGGATTGAGGGTGTATGCAACCTTCTGAATGTGGTTCAGAAAGTTGATTGGTGTTTCCCCCTGTAATAGGTGCTTATTGCCCCGGCGAACCATCGAGTGGGCTTGCATCACCTCATTGAGGATGTAACCACCACCTGTTCCGTCAGGCTGCCAATCATTAGGTTCAACGATCATGGGCCAAGCAATGGGGCTGAATAGCTCAGCTGTGGCCATGACCTGATCCTTGATGGCCATGAACTCAGGTGTTGGCACCACGTAAAGAGGTGTCTTGCGTCCTTCCTGACGTTTCTCTGTCATGAACCAACCACTGGCTTGGCATATGCAGTCCAGCAACCAACCACCAAGCTTGACCCTGTTGGTAATGCCCCAAGGTTTCCAGAGAGGTACGTCATAACGCTTCATCAGCGTTTTGATGATTGTGACCTTTTGTTCTGTTCCGCAGGACTGGTGCCAGTAGTTCTCCTGCAGGACGTGCAGAAGGCCAGGCACCTTGGCTTCGTAGTGGCGAAGCATGCACTCGTTTTCAAGTGCAGTACCGATTGCATTCGTGACAGTGGATACCTTGTTTGCCTTTGGTTTGGTACTGAAAACCTTGTCGAAAGTAATTTTTGATGCCAACACAGCAGCAGATTCTGTATCCAAAGGTTTTAAAAACTGATGGATTTCTTTGAATGCTTGACCTGTTTTTCGCTCATATATGCGGTGCCTTGTCTCATTGACCTGTCTCACTACTAGTGGAACAAGCTCTTGAATTGACGCGACACCGTAAACACTGGCACTGGCATAGCTCTTGTCTTCGAGCTTTGATGTATTGGAGTGAAGGTTCTCCAATCCTCGTTTGATTTGTTCACGCTCAAGCTGAATTTGAGCACCAATATCAGCAAATAAAGTCACTGAGAATGCGCGTTAGAACTGGGATGTAGATATCTTCCTTAGTGGAACAGTCCAGAAAGAAGAAAGGCCAGGCGATTAGCCCAGCCTTGTGTAAAATGTTTCCTAAGTGAAACTTAGTTGCAACCAGTACCTGAAACTAGCGCGTCTACCAATTCCGCCACATCCGCGTGGTCGTAGCAATGGATTCCAGCGATTCAACAGTTGTGAGACTGAGAAGAATGGAGTGCCATTGCGTGTAGCAAGTGTAGCAGGAAGGGCTGGTAGTCACGCTTAGATCGCCTTTTCGTGTTCGATTAGGTGATCAACCAAGCCGTTGAACCAATCAGAGTGTTTCACTGATTCGTCCTTGGCACCAGAGTCAAGTTCCATGGCTTCGATAAGCCTGGTTGCGACCAAATAGGTCGCCTCGTCCATTGTCTCCAAGGTGTGTGTTGTACTCGTCAATTTTACTGATAATAGTTATCAAAGTCAATGGATCAAATGGCACTCATAGCCTGGACTGCAGCCTGATCGGTATGCCTCGCATAACGCAAGGTCGTCTCGACTCTCTTGTGCCCACATAAGCCCATTAGTGTTCGCATTGGTGTACCTGCTTCCGCATGCCACGTTGCAAACGAATGGCGCAATGTATGAAACACAAAGCACTCTTCATAACCAACATATTTCCGCACCTTTTTAAAGGCACGTAAGAGTTGGTCCTTGTCAGCCCACTCATCACCAAAGATTCGTACATTTGGATTGGCATATTCCAAACGTTCAGAAAGTATCGAGCTGATACGTTCATGAATTGGAATTGCTCTGTAGTTACGAGCTTTGGTGCGCTGGTCAGGCAGACCACCGACGTGGATCAGACCTTCGCCAAGTGACACATCACGACACTTGAGCTTGAGCAGTTCGCCTTGCCGCATTCCGGTAAACGCTGCCACGGCCATGATGTCCGCTAGGTCTTTGCGTCCATATGGATCCAAAGCAGCAGCATGAAGCCGCCAGAACTGGTCCTTGGTTAGGTAAGACAAGCGATGCTCATCCTCATGACGCTTTGTAAAGGCAGGAGGCTTGTCACATTTGTCACGACGTGCACAGTGATTGAGCACTGTTGAAACCGCTGAGGTGACACGGTTGATCGTGGCATCACTTTTGCCTTCCTCTTCCAGCTCGATGCCAAGGTCTTCCATGATGGTGACCGTGATTCGATTACAAGGAAAAGAAAGACCCTGATGTCTGGTGAAATGGCCGCAGTTGATGATCGCAGGCTTGCGCCCTGATCCATTACGCCACGTCGGACGTGTACGCAATGTCTCTTCTACGGCTTGACCCCAAGTAAAAGGATTAGCCATAAATGATTGATTTCATTTGTTGAGCTAACTGCTTGCCACGCGGCGTGAGTGTGAGGACTTGACGCCTGCGATTGGTTGGGTCTGTTTCCTTAGTGATAAGGTCCAAACCTTCAGCATTCCGGCCTGGTCGGCCAGTGCTGAGGATGTCGGTGATGCGACTGGAAGACGCAGGAGTAAAGCCAAGGTCTTCATCCATGCCGTTTTTGTGGCACATATCGTGTGAGGCCACGTAAAGGAAGCATGAGACGACCTGGCCTGGAACCTCGCGGTCAAGCAGGAGCAAAAGTCTGAAGGCGCTGAGAACATCGTTCAAGCGCCCGTCTGTACATTGTGTTCGTAGTGGGTCCACCTTCCTTGTGTGTATTGGGGCACCACTACCTTAGCGCAACGTATGCGCTTAGTGCATAGGTTTAGTCATAAGCACTATTAATCGACGTGCTTGCTGTTGGCCTCCAAAATCGCTTCCTTGAGAGAATATGCTTTGCTTCCAGGTGGGTAAGTACCTGCTAGCACCATTTGCTGTATTTGTTGATCTTCAAATACTCTTTTTTCAAAATCCTCACGTACACATGCGTAAATATGTTCACCCATGTTTATACCCTTAAGTGCACACAGGCTCTTTAGCAAGCTCGCGCATTCGTCATGCATGGAGAACGACAGACGTTTCAAGAAAATGGCTCCACGGAAGAATCGTTGTCACTGTATCGATGCGAACATAGTCAAAAGTATCGAGAACTACAAAACGTCGTCGCACATTTGATCATGTATCAATTGCATAAGTTCGTCTTTATGTGGATGGTGCATAATCTCTTCTTGCAAAGAATCGCAAAGAAAATTAAAACTCTGCATCGTCATGGTCTTGATGCTTGGGTCCCACGTGGTGCTGTGCGTCATGAGTGACAACCGTGAATTCGTGTGTTTTTGTGTTTAAAAGTTGGACAATCTTGTTATCTGCTGCACTTTTTCGCTTGTAGACGTGTTCTTTGACCTTTTTTGTAGCTAGGTCAGTGGTGCGAATGATGCAATTAATGCTGCTAGGTAACTCCCACCCTGCAACCTTCCAGTCCATAACTTCTAAGAAGCTATGTGGAAGGAACATCTCTGGGTCTGCGTCGTAGTACTCCCGCCAGTTATTCGGGAAGTAAGGTTTCTTCTTCTTGCCACTCATCTGTAAGACATATGTTAATAAGTTGAGAATTTCTATCTCCGGCCAACTCCAAAGCAGAATATGCAGCCTGCATAGAGTTACGAGCGAGGATGTAGATGGTTTCTACATTTTCCCCACTAGATAGAGTCACGTTGTATTCACGTAGTGGGTGAGCGTGAAGATTTTCGTTTTCGTGCTGGTCTTGGCTTTGGTGAGGTGGGCTGGACATTGAAACTCTCCCGAGTAAGAAGTTCTTGATAAATTGGAGCCCATGGATGCTCTTTATCCATGTAAAAGAGCCAGCAATGAATGGCGTTGCGTACATGCCAATCGTCATCAAGTGATTTAGCTTTAGTCATTAATTGGAATAACTTGTGCGACACGTTCATAACCACAGGCAAGAGTTTCACCCTTGCACCGTGCTTCCATATGACTACGTGCTTCCACGTAATCGACAGCGATCACATTACTGAGACCAGGCATAACCCTGGTCCCGTGATATGTGTACAGGATTTGATATCTCATCAACCTTTCATTACCTCTTTATCAGTCTTCTTAGCTTCTGCTTTCTTTACAAGTTTGTCGCCGTATTCGT